GGTTCTTTATTAAGTAGTAAGTCGACTCTAGATCTTCTTATTTGTTTAATAATGTTGTTTATCCCTACAACAGGCTCACCTACATCAAAAGGTATATCCGCAGCGTCGTCCACTATCATGTTAACTGCGCGGTTTACAACCTCTAATTGTTCGTAAGCATTTTTATAGTTAGTAACAGACTCTCTAGAGTCTAGACTTAAGCCTTCATCACGGGCAATCAAAAACTGAGAGGGATTTTCTTTCTCCTCCAGTTCTGCTGTCCTGCCTAAAAATCTGTCATACCATGCCATGTTTGTCTCTCTGTATTTCCACCCATCTGTGTTGTTTACTTGCTGTTATTAACTTTGGTCTTTTGCCATAGATAGAGTGTAATCTTAAATGATGTTCATGACATAAAGTAACAGCTTCGTCATAAAGTTCTTTTTGGTGTTCAGCAATAAATTGCTGTCGAATATTTAAAATATCCTGTTCTTCTGTTACTTGGAGTTTCTTTTCTTTCAACCAAGATTCTAACAACTCTGTTAATCCGTTGAAATGATGAAAATCTAAGTTTTCCATTGCTCCGCAGATGTAACACTCCGTCGCTTTATTATACTGCGACTTAGCCTTATCCCGAACATACTTAACAAGATCTCTCTTTAATGTCATAAACTTCTACTACTCTTTAAATTATACTAAAATTTGGGACTAATGTCAAGAACTATTTTTGGTTCGGTGGTTACTAGAAAGTAGTAGCACTTGTTTCGAACGAATACAACGCATAACGTAATGCATCTGCCATATGAGAAGCATAGTTATGTTTTGGTTTTTCCCTCAGTAAATTCGGATTCGGATCCCACTGGTATTGATCTAGGGAGATCAGAGTTTCTTTACATTTTTGATCAACTATTAGCTGATCGTTATCTACAATTCCTGCAACACGACCTATTCCATCAAGGACGGACTTCTTTGCGTTTATAGTACTAATATCGTAATTTTGCGCTAAATCAAACCGTGTTTGCTGTGCCGCTGAGTCAATATAAATGTAATCAACATTCCATTTATTTATTAGGTCTCTAATCTTTGCCGCGTGTTCTTCCGTAGTTCTCTCTGCGTCCAAATATTCATCAAGTAGATAATAGACTTCTTTGTCCCAATCATATCCTATTACACAAAAAGCTGTAGGATCTTTAAACCCGACATCCATTCCTGCAAATATATCCATTCTACCTGTCTCTAGTTCTGAAAGGTCTTGTTGGCACTTCTCTAAGTTAAATGCCCATACCTGCCCTTCATAGGTATTAAAATCTGCCATGTATTCCTGATTAAATTCTGCTTCAGACATAGTTTTCTTTGCTTCTGCTATATCATCATCAGAGATACGTGGATTTTCATGATAAGTTGCTCTAACGGAAGCCCATTCCAAATACTCATCACTATAACCCCTATAATAAAACTCTGAAAACCAATTATTCCTTCCACGAGGGGTAGAAATAAATAACGCTTTAGAGTTCCCTTTATCTAGGGTAGGACGAAGTGCTATATTGAAAGCATCTCTGCCGTCTACTAGTGCCGCTTCGTCAAAAATAATTAAATCATAAGATCGACCTACCGTAGAATCAACTTGATTTATTGACCCCATCCGTATTGTTGAATGATTAGATAGTTCGATTACTTTATCCTTAGCGTTGTCTTTAATAACTTCTAAGTCAAAGTGTTTGATAAGATTCCTTTGTAAATCAAAGGAAATTTGTGAAAGAGAGTAGTTAGGTGACATAAGTAACACATTTGAACCTGGTACTAAACATACCAGTTGTCCAATTATGTTTGCAATATAAGTTTTGCCTTGCCTACGCGCAACTGCCGCTGAAACAAACCTATACTTAGGATTATTCATAGCATTGATAATTGCTGTTTGTGTGGAATTAGGTTCGATACCTAGTAATTCCATATAACCATCAATCGGAAGTTTAATGAATCGGTTATCTCCGAAATTCATCAAGCCCTTAGGCTCTATATCTGTTCTACTTATCTCTAGCATTGTTAGTGGATTGTTTCATTACCAAAAAAACTTTCCACCTCGTTGAGTAGTTCTTGTTCTTCTACTACATTATATAAATACATAAAAGCGAGTGCTAAATTTCTCATATCAGTTTCCTTCTCTGATAAATTTCGTTTACGTTCAGTCAGTTGCATTGCGGCTAAAAAACCTGATGCATTGACTACCGTTTCGTCTAACCAAAGGTCTCTTCCGTCTTTGCTTTGTGGCATTTTGCTCATATGTTCCTCTATAGCTAGCTAACTCGTGTGTTAATTGGTGTTAACATAACAGCTGCATTTGCTGAATACAGTGCATGAGCTCTATCTTTTACAATATTTACTCGTTCACCACCAGCCAAAGTAATGTTTCCTACTACTGTGCCGCTCGCTGCTGTTAGTATTGCTACTGCATATGCTGTGGTACTGTTATTAAAACAGGACACCTCAGTTGCACTTTCAACCGTTGTAGCTGTACCAGTAGTTGTGGGGGCAGCATTAGTTGTGCCTTCTACTTTAAATCTCATTGATCTCTCCTACGCTTATTGCGTCTTTTCCCTTGTCGCCACTTAATCGCACGAAGTCGCTGTTTTGCTTTTTTCTTTGATTTAGACGTTCCGGGAGTATTACTAATTTTCCAACCTTTCTTTGTTTCAGTGATTGGCATACTATTCTCCTAGTATTTTTTCGAGCTTTCCATCCCGTTCATAGCAGGGTAAGAAAGTTAAGTCCTTTACCTTCCTAAGACGTTCAAGTTTAGCACGTTGTTTTAAAATCAATACTGCGGTTGCTTTTTCAATCGCCAGTATCATTGGGGGTAAGGTAAGTTTGTCTTCTAGCTTTTTTCTTTGTGGCAGTGTCATAACTACCTCCTAGAGTAGCTTACTCTGCTTTATAGCAAGTCCAGACACCGTAGCCTAAACCTACAAAAGCCGCGACTTTTGCGAGTCCACCAAAGCAAATCACCATCAGGCAACCTACAATTATTACTGCTCCGTCCCATGACGTTCTTTCACTTACTCGGGCTTTCATCCAAGCCATTGCTTTCTTTACTTGATCCATTATTTTTCTCCCAAAAGAATAATTACTTCTTTTCTTTGTGGTTTAACCCACCGTTGTCGCCGTCACTATGACGGGTACTGCTCTTACATCTGACCCCTCGGCCCAGAACTTGTGATATGTTCGTCTTTTATGTAAAACTATATCGCGTCCTGCCCTTAAAGTCATACAGCCAATCTCCAACCCCGCTGAATTAAGATAGTATATTTTTGCATCTGTTGCTGCGTAATTACTAAATCTTATATTGGGAGTTGAATCTGGATTATTAGGTGTGAACATAGTTGCGTCCTCTGCTGCTGTAGGGACTGCTACTTCACCGCTCATTATCTGATATGACATTTTGTTTCCTCTTTATCTTTTTCCTGAACTAAGTCCATCGTCCCATGGGGCATGTGCTAGTTCGTATTTTTACCTTAATCGGCATAAAACATTTACATTTCTTACATATGTAGAAAGTGTAAAATGGACAGGTATTGCAAATTGCTAACCTGTACTCTGGTTTCATCTCAAAACGCTAGGTAACTTCGATCGCCTTTTGCGTTGTAAATTCTTTTTGCGAGCTATGAGTATCTTTTCTCTAGCTGTAGGCTCAACAGGTACAACTTCTTCTACCTTTTCTATTTTCTTAGCCATTTGCGTACTCTATACACTCTTTGTGAGTTTTAAATTTCTTTAACAACCCATCTGGTCCACGTACACAGTGCAGCCCTCGCTTCACGAAATGTTCGTACCCTTCGGGGAACTCGCTTTTTGGAGCTGCCTTTACGTTAGGCGACTCAGTTATATCTTTTTTCTCGTAATCTTTTTCCATTTGTTTCTCCTAAGGATGCATGGACAGTATAGTCCATATAACTCCGGCGCCTCCAACGATTATCGTTCCAGCGACACCAATCATAATTGTCTCTATTCTTGTAACTTGTGAGTCTAAAGCATCGAACCGATTAAATGCAGTTTTCCATCGCTCGGCACATACAGCTTCATGTCTCGCAAGGTCTGCCGCAACGTCGTTTACGTCCACCTTAATCCCCCATAAAAATCTCCTGCGTATAAATACACATTTCCTATATTATACTAAATTTTGTGGTTGTTGTCAAGAACTATTTTTGTATGGTGTATATTTTAACTGGTTCCGACTTGCCTTTTACAACAACTTCGTCCAAGAATTTATATTCATACCCATCTACTAGACTATGCTCGGAAATGATTAAATCCGTTTCATACGTTTTACAGCTACTCTCTAAGCGAGCTGCAAGATTAACAGCATCGCCAAGAACACTGTAATCGAACCTAGTA